ACCAGCTTCTTGATAAGTACGACATGGCGCAAAGGGCTGGTGACTATGAACTGTTGATGGAAACACAGCAAGAAATCGATGCATTTAACTCTCGTCGCATTGACGCTAAAGCCAGAATCACCCCTGACACCCTACGTAGGTCTGTACAAGCAAGAGAAGCTGCCGAACGGGATTCCGTCCACGGGGTACGGTTCAACAAGGCGTTGATGCCCGAGATAGATAAGTTATTGGAAGAGGAATAAAAAACCCCCGGGGGGACCGGGGGAAAGGGGAGAGACAACAAAGAAACATGGAAGGAGCGACCCGTCCGCATCCAGTATATCAAATTCGCCAGATACGTATCCCCCTAACTCCTTCTTCAATCACAACTTTCATTAAGACTTTGTAGCGAAACCGTTGGATTGTTCTAGCAAGTTCTTTCTTGGCGACAGAGGAGTTAAGGCAAGGGATAAAAAACGAGTACCCCTTCTTAAACTTTTTCCAGTTTATTTGGTAGCTAACTTTCTCCACCAGCATTGGTGCTCTCCGGAGTGGTTATGTCATCCATACTGATAAAGTCCGCATTGGAGCAGTCGAAGATTAAAGAATGTACTCCGGGCGAGACAATCTTCATACCTTTGGAAAGTCGCTTGTTCATAGTGCCGAGGAAGATGCCTTTCTTCTCTAGCTGCAGCAGCGTGTCTTTGTAGTTCACCTGAAACTTAACGCAGTCGTTTTTAAACGGCTTGGCCGCAAGGAACATTTTCTTGGTGTCTGGTTCGTAGCGTATCAACAACTCACCTCTGGGTTCCAGAGTGGGCAACATAGCCATGTTGGTGCGACGGTCTGTATCGTCGTTCACTACCAGAATGCTCTGCATGTGCCGGTTGATGTAGTCCCCCACTACTGCCATGACATCACTTGCCGGAGGCTTCACCTCTACACGCAGGTTCAGAATCATCTGCGTTGCCCACTTGTAGATAGCCTTCATATCCCAGTCAATCAACCCAATGTTCTTGGCAATCAACCCGCCAGTGATATTGGCAGCAGCAACTGCGGACCAGAAGCGTTCCCGTTGTGTGAGCTTAAGTTCCTTGTCGATTTTCGCTTGGATACCAAGTACGGTGTTCTTCGCTTCGTCCAGATTCTCTACTAGCCATTTGGTATATATGTCCCCTGCATGCCCGTAGTTTTCCTTGAGTTGGTGGTCGAACATGTGTTTTGCATGAGCGGGGTCAATAGCTCCGCTGTATTCGATCTTGTACTCAACCAACCGCATTATCTCGCCGTCGGGGCTGCTCTTAAGCGAAGCCATTTTTTCGTAGAACGATGCGTTTGACGAGCACAGAGACACGGACTGCCATGACGTGAGATTTAAACGTAGTTCGTTTGCCCCGGCTTTAACACGGTCCCGCCCTCGCCCTTGCGACATGCTATACGCCAGCGTGGAGAAGTCTGCCGGGGTAGTGTTAGTCATCTCATCTACGGTAAACGGCAAGTTGTTCATCACCCCTAAACGCATTAGTTTGGCAGCGAGTGTGTCGTCCCACATAGCGCATAACCTGCCGGGGTCTCCGTATACGCTGTTGCACATATGGAGAATAGTTGTTTTGCCCGTGCCGGAGCTTGGGTGAATCACGTTGATGATGGCCCCGTTCTGCCCCAAGAATCTAAGCAAGGGGGAACCAAATGCGGTCAGGGTGGCGAATGCATGGGGTTCAAGACCCTCTCTACCGTATAAAGAGAAGACCTCTTTCCACTTCTCCAAGCTGCCCGTAGGCTGCATATGTTGCGCAAGGTTTTGGGTAGTGCTCGATGGCGGGCTGTGGAAAGTACCATCTGGTGTAATTTCCCGGTCCCCGATAATGAACTTGCTGTCTCGATCAGCCCATCCAAATTGTTGCCTCATTTGTTCCGCTCTCCGTTTGTACTGAAGTTCTTTGATGGAAAGGAATATGTACTCCATCAACAAACCAAAGGGTTTTGCCCCGCAAACTACGCCGTGACTGGAAAGCACTTTACGTAGCTCGTTCTTATCTGTGATGTGTACGTTGGCGACTACAAACTCTTTGACTCCATCCTGCGGAAGATGCAGTTTCATTACAACTGCTTCCCCCAATACGGGATCACGCATGCGCTTGACTACGTATAAGTCGTGCTCATACACGCACAGGGGTTCTTCTTCGTCACCGCCCGTTCGGTAGATGCCCCCGTTCTTTCCTCGAAAAAATGGGTGTGGGGGTTTAGGGATCGTATGGACCTCGGTATCTTCGCCATCGTCGCTCGGAACAGTAACTGTGTTGTCAACCTCCGTCGCTGCAACAACCTCTCTACCCAGCACAATTGGTGACTTGATCTTGCCTTTGTGTGGGCAACCGTCGCAACCGCCCGGGTTACTACGTTCAAATTCTGCGCAGCTATGGGGGCCTGCAATGTGCGATACCTTCGCTTCGACTGATGAATACTCGTAGTCTGGATGGTCCTTGGATATCTTATGGACGGCTTTATCCCGGTCACTGCAAAACTTCGCAATAGACAGCGCATCAAACCAACGAGGCTCCGACAGAATCTCGCGTTCTTTATACGCTGAAACTAATTGTCGGCATCCGTTCTCCCCCCGCATCATAATTTTCGTGAACGAGGATGTGGTGTTCTGGATCATGGCTTTCGCCAGTTCCGTTAACTCACGCTTGGGCGGCTCGGGGGCGGGTTTCTTTACCCCTAAAATATTGCAAAATTGCTCGAACTCGACAGGTTTGGTATCACTGATAATTTCTACCAGCGTAGGAGGATTGTCTTTGAAGTTGTAAGTACCGGGCATACGCAACACCCGAGCAACCTCAAAAACTTTTCCGTCAATATGGAAGTTGTGCGTTACACACAAGCTGCGCAGTCGCTCCGCAACAGGCTCCCATTCTTCGCGTGTAACTTCGTGAGTTAGAGGCCAGTAAACGTGAATGCCCCGCCCTGAGTTGACCAACAAAGGTCTTGGAAGTCCGATCTTCTTGCAGAATTTCTGCAACTCTCCCAGCGCGGTAGGCTGGTCGATATACCCTTCGGGACGCCCTGTACTCGGGTTGACTTCGATCTTGGATGCTCCGCAGTCAATATCCAGCCAGAAGGCTTTTAGCCCTTTGACGTTTGCCTTCCTGCGGTTCTGCGCCGTTTCAAACTTGGCAACTCCAAAATATACATTCCGCTTTTGTGCCACGTATTCGGTGACAAGCTGCTCTACTTCCTCGCGTGTCGCTACCAGTTCCTGTCTGACATCGTTCTCGCCCTTTATGCCCAATACCGCGAACCACCCGTCCGGGGGCTGAACCGCGCTTAAAAGGTCTATATATGTCATATTAAAAAAAGAGGCATCCCCCTAGACTTAGGGTCTAAGGCGTTCGTCGATGGTTAGGAGAAAGACTTGATTAGGTCTTGGACTGCATCTACAGACTGGTCTTGGAGGTTGGTCTCCCCCATAAACCAGTTGTAGACCGTCTGCCGACTGACCCCTAGCCTAGCTGCAACAGTCGAGACCGGAATGTTCTGCTGAATGCAGACCCGGCCAAGCCGTACACCTAAGAGCTTGGAGTCAGCCTTTTTGTTCAAGGCAATCAGCCGTACGCTGTAGCCGTAACTCATGGAGTTATTCGTCCTCGCTCCACTGACTAATTACGTCAGCGAGGCTGGACTTATCCTTGGGGGCGGGTTCGGCTTTCTTTACTTGACGCTTGACCGGCTCTTCGACAACTTCATCTTCCGGCTCGTCCGAGCGGACTACCGCCTTTTGTACAGCGGCGGCGGGCTGCTTCTTTACGCCATCTGCTTGTGCAACGGTGATCATGGTGTATGTCTTAGTCTCGGGCTTGGACTGCGCGTCTTTGACCTGTTCGTACTCTTCGTCACTGATATTGCGCAGCGGGGTAAACAGCAGTTCCATAGAGTCGGCATTCAAGTCATAGCTGATGTTGGTCACGACGTTATCAGGTGACTCACCATTGGCGACCAAGAACTTTACATAAGACTCGAACGGGTGGACGTTGCCGGTGCCTTTGCCGAACAAAGACTTAGCCGGGATGTTGAACTGATACACATCACCACTGGTGTCGCCTTCGACTAACACAGAGATACGACGCTGGTAACGGCACGCTTTACCGCCGTTTTCGCCGGAGCCTTTGATGTTCCGTGGGCAGTCAGCGCAGTTTGAGTGCTGCTTGTCTGCGGAGGCAGCTTCGGGTTTGTCGCCAAGGTTTGACCAGCAGTTAGGCAGTGTGGCTTCCTTGCTCGGATCAAACTTATCTTTGTAATAGATACGGGAAACCTTGGGTAACGCACCAACGATGATTACGTTAATTTCGCCACGGATCGCATTACCAATCTGCTCACCATTGACGATGCGCTTGAACGTACCATTAGTATTGGTCTGAATGCGGCGGGAAGTTGTGGCAGTAGCCAGAGACTTCGCAAGGTCAGAGAGTTCCCGGTTGCCCGACACTGCTACTGCAGTTTGTTGTTTGAAGATAGTCAGATTGCTCATCTTTGTTGCTCCTTATTTAGCAGTTGGTTTACGGACTTGCACGGTGTATTTGCGTTCGTTCTGGAGACCCATCGGTAACTTGTCTGGGTTCTCCTCCAAGAATTGACGCATATTAGCGGTGTGGATGCGTTGTTCAAGCAGGAAGTGGGCGTCATGTTGTTTTATAAACTGGTACATTGACTCCCAGTCGCTCGTCCAGTATCGTGAAGACACGCGACGAGTAACTGTTCCTGCGGAAGTTCTAAGGCTGTCAGTGCCTAGAGAGTTGCATACACCAAGTAGTTTGTTACCAACCATATCGAGTTGGCCTTTCAACTCTTGTATAGCAGCTTTGTGTTGATCTTCTTTTTCCTCGATAGTGCTGCGGATTTTGAGGTACACCCCCGCAAGCTCTTCGATAGATAGCTCGGTATCAGCCATGAATCGCTCCTTGTTTTTATGAGGCTTCAGTGTAGCATAACGTTTGACAAAGTCAAACGTCTTGTGAAATTTCGTGGCGATATAGATCGATTATTTTTTCGTGGTTGCTGATGTTATTTTGCAGCATGCTGTACAGACGGTTTTCGACCTCACTGCCCCGGATATGCACGATGGTCATAGCGTTTTTCTGCCCCGGCCTGTTGATGCGGGCATTGGCTTGTAGGTAGGTCTCTACGCTAGTGACAGGGGCGTACCAGATAATTGTGTTAGCTGCAGTAAGTGTAAGTCCGTGTGATGCTGCTTGTGGCTGGATGATAAGTACGTGCGGTTCCGGGCTATTCTGAAACTGCGTGACTAACTCACTACGCTTGTTGACTGACACTTGCCCATTAATGACCCCACAAGAGATATTGTTCTTCTCCAATGTGGCGCGTAAAAGTTCTATTGTGTGCGTGAACGGCACAAAGACAAGAACCTTGTGGCTAGACTCCTCGATAACTTCCAAGACTACCTGTAATCTGTTAGACACATCGAACTCAACAACTTCTTTGTTGTCCGAGTAAACCGCGCCCCCCGAGATTTGCAGTAGCTTGTTGATGTTGGTCGCCGCATTGACCGACGTGATGTTCTCCCCCGCAGCGCTGATTGTCATTTGCTTCTTGAGCGCTTGATAATACTTCGCTTGCTGTGGGGTTAACGGGGCATCTCGTTCAACGAACGTAAGTTCGGGCAAGTCAAGACACTGATCTTTCTCAAAACGAATAGCTGGCTGTAGAAGGTTGTGAACTACGGTTTGTGCCAGTTGTTTAGGTATCCAACGGAACTGCGACACTTTGTACATTACTTGGTCGCGGAACTGCCCAAAGTATTTGGGGGTGTTGTCGGGGTTGTTC